GGGTTTGCAACCATGCCGTAACGAGTCTTGAAACCAATCTTTGGTTGGAATGTGTACTGGTCAATTGCACGAACCATTTGTAGAGGAACGTATGGGCAATAGAAAATACCAGCGTCATAAGGAGAAGTACCCTTATAACCGATTGTCACCAATTCTTGGTTAGATGTGTAACCACCGAAGTATGGGTCAATATAGACCTTGATACGACCGTGCAACATACCAGCAAATGTATTGCCTGTGTCATCAACTTGTAGGTCAGCAGATAGGTTAGGTGTGTATTGCAACACGCCAGCCATCGCCATTGCGGAAGCAACATCAGATGATACAATCATCACGTTGCCTTTACCTCTACGAGTTTGTTTTGCAATAACGTTAGCATCACGTTCGATTTGGAAAATCAAACCTTTGAAACGTTCAACAGACCAACGACCGTTAGAGTCAGTGTCCAAGTCAAATGCACCAGCAGTTGTAGTGCCGTATTGAGCACCTGCAACAGCAGTTGTATAGATTGTACGGATAACTTCACGGTTGATTTCAGCAAGAATCTCAGTAGAAAGAATGTTGCTCAATTCTGTTTCAGCATCCAAACCATGGATTGCTTTCAAGTCTTGTGCAAGTTCTAGTGAGTATTCAGCTTTCAATGCACGGCTTTGTGCAGTAACAGTAACTTTCTCAATTGAGAATGCCATTTGTTTGAAAGGACTATCTGTGTCGGCACCCAATGCTTCAGCAGTTGATGTTGAAAATGCAATACCAGTTGTGTAGTGGTTAGCAGTCAAATCTGCAACAGGGTTTGTACGGATATCTGTTGCGTTGTTACCACGGAAACCGTATGGGTTAGACGTAGACAATGCACCAGAGAACTCTGTGTTTGCTTCGTTGAAGAACGCTTCGTTTGCGTTGTTTGGTGAACCAGATTGTGTGTCATAACGAGCACGCATTGCAAAGATTAGACCAGTAGGTCCAGTCATTGGTTGAACGCCTGCAACATCATAAGCAATCAAGTTAGGCAATGCACGGCGAACCAAACTAATTAAGATTGGGTCGTAGTTAGAAATGCCAGAACCTGTAACGTTTGTTGGTGCAGAAGATACAGCAGTTTCGTTCAACTGTTGTGATGCTGCGGCCATTTCACGTTGTTGGTTTTCCAAAACAAGTGCTGTAACAGCTTTCTTGTATGGGTCTTTGATGGACTCTAGGCCTTCGTGTTCAAGGACTGGTGCCCATTTCTTTTGTAGTTCTTCGGTTAGATACATTAATGTTCTCCTTATTAGTATCTTTTATTGGTAAAGTTTATTTATTTAGCCAATGATTTAGAGATGATTTGTGCGTACTGAGCGATTGCAGGATCAGTAGATGCCATTGGCTTCTTTTCATCCTCAACTTCTACAGCTTCATGTAGAGCAGAACTAACTGGTGCTTTAACTGTTTGTTGGAAGTATGAATCTACCAATGTTTCTAGTTTGCGACCAAATTCTTCTTCAGTAGTAAACTCAACAGTCTCTGCGAGTGATTTTAGTTTTTCTACTTGTGTCTGCGTCAGGCCTTCACATACTGTATGTATAGCCTCTGTCTTTTTAAATTCGTTAATTTGTTTCTTCATTTCAACGTTACGTGAAATTTCTTCGTTGACTGAAGTTTCCAATTCCTCAACCTTTGTGGTCAATTCTTCTACAACATCCACTTTTTCATCTGGAATGTCAATGTAGTGTTCTTCGAATAGACCTTTTAGACCACGAATGAAATCTTCAACGATTTCAGAACGTAGACCTTTTTCGATTGCCAATTGGTTTTCTTTGAACCATTCTTCGGCCATATAGTTGATGTAATCATCCAACTTCTTAGCCAAATCTTCTTTAACTGATTCAACAGCCACTTCAAATTCTTCGTACAATGCTTCTTCAACTTCTTCCATAATGGATTGTGAACGAGCAATAACGGCAGATTCAAAAATTGTGGTTGCTTTTGTTTTGAATTCTTCTGAAAGGTCTTCACCTGAAAGCAATGCACCTACGTCTTGGTCCATTTGTTCTTTCATTTTTTGTTTCTTCATCATAGACTTAATCATTTTTTTGTCTTCTGCTGCATCTTCATGACCTTCTTTTTCTTCTGCAACAACTTCTTCTGCTTCTTCTTTTTCTTCAGCATAAGATTGGAATGTTGCACCTGGATTTGCTTGCATCATTTGTGGTGCAAGTTTAGCTTTGATACGGTCACGAATTGCGTTGTAATCAGTTGCTGCAGCTTGAACAGCTTTGTGTTCAGAACCTTGTGAGTCAGCAGGACCAGACAACTTCTGTGCAGGCATTGAACCAACTGGTGGTGTTGCGCCTGGTGGTGTTGCTGTTGGTGTACCTTTTGTGTAGTCACCAGTTTCATCATCTTGTTTTTTGATTTCACCAGCAACTTCACCAACATCTTTTGTGCCATAAGCAACAGACGTAGGTAGTTTAGATGAACCTTCTTTGTGGCCACGAGCTACAGAAGCTTCAAAGTTTTCTTTTGCGCCTTCTGTAAGAATTGATTTAGCGGCGTCTGTCAGATTAAATTTTCCCATTTTGAGAATCTCCTTGATTTATATTGGATATTTATATTTAAAGTTTTTTAAGGAAGTTTTCAAAGATTTTTAAGCTTACGGCCTCAATCTCTTTGCTAGATGCTTGCTTAATTTCTTGCTTTGCAACTTCGTGTTGTTCTTCGGTCCATATACCGTTAACCAACATCCATTCCTTACCTTCCATAATGCCTTGTACAAAAGCACCAGGCGCAGAAGGATCTGCTACAATATCTGCCGCTGTGGCCAGATGAAAGTCTCCTTGAACGACATTGATGCCGTTTTCCATTTTAAGAGAACCCATACCTCTAGATGACACACCAAGTTGTGCGCCGCCTTCAATAAGGTTTCTTGCAATGTTACCCATAGGGGTTTCAAGAATTTTTGCTTTGCCTATCCAAGCATTTCCCTCTTGACGTAGGCCAACAATTAAGTGAGACACACGGTCAAGATTAATGGATGGGGTGTCTGGATGTCCCAGTTCACCAAAGGCACGATTTTTATTAATGTATTCTTCGCTGTAACGGTTAACTTCATTACGCATCGTTTCTTCTCTATACATGCGTTTATTTTTGTTAACTGATTCTGCGACTAGAAACGGACCTTCAATGAAAAGAGTTTTCTTTCCATCTTTTTCTTCCGTTAAGTATTGTACCGATTCGGTAAGTTCTCGTATGAGTTTCATTTTAATCCTTATGGTCTTATGCCGTAACTACCGTAGTTAAATGCAGCTGGATCGTTAAACTGACCACGTTGATAGTGTTCATTGTCTTTACGTAATTCTAAAATCATTGTGTAACTATCGTTTGCGGCCATACCTCTGGTTGTAATGGCAATATCACCTTTACAACCAGCAGCACCTTTTGCATTATTTGGTATTGTTATCCAGTTACCAGCAGAATCATATTCTCCGTTACCGTTCATAACAAATAAAGGCAATGGTGTTGATGCATTCCAAGATAATGTTACGTCACCGCCAGACGCACAATCATACCATAAACGATATAAAGATAGTCCGTAAAAACCTAATGCACCAGTATTAGCCGTACTCGAAAGTAAATTTGCTTTAGATGTATCCATTGCACCATATAATGTGTTTGCTTGAATACGAACAGCATTAGATTCTTGGCCAGTACCATCAAAAGAACCGGTCAATTTAATAACCGCATGTTCTGTGGTATCTTTTATTAATTGATATGAAAATGAATTTGCCATTTTAAATCCCTGTTATTGTTTGAATAATATTTATACCAGTGTCAAAATTATTCAGTTTCGGTTGTTGCAGGTTCATTTGCATGTGCAACCTCATCTTCAGCAGCTGCATCATCTGGATTCATTAATTGTTTTGCAACTTCTACCTTATGTGTTTCAATATGAGCTCTAACTCTATCGTGTAGTGCAGAATATAATGCATTACGCATTTCGATTGCGTTATCTGTTTCTGCGTAGTCTACTATTTCTCTTGCTTTATCCATTGTTATCTCCTAATTATAAAATGCGTTTCAATCTGGTAAATGTTGTCTCA